AAGAGTTTACGGAGGATACTTATGGCTGTGTTCTTTACCAAGAGCAAGTTATGCAAGCATGCGTACACCTTGGACAAATGTCCATGTCGGAAGCAGATAAAGTTAGAAAAATCATTGGAAAGAAAAAAGATGCTAAAGAGTTTGATGCATACAAAGAGCAGTTTATCAAAGGTGCTTCTGCCTATATTGCTCCCAATCAGGCTCTTGATTTATGGCATGACTTTGAGGCGCATGCGGGTTACTCATTCAACAAGTCTCATGCGGTTGCTTACTCTACGCTCTCGTATTGGACGGCGTGGTTAAAATGTTATTATCCACTGGAGTTTATGTTTGCATTGCTTAAAAATGAAAAGGACAAGGATGGTCGTACTGAGTATCTGATTGAAGCAAAAAGAATCGGTATTCCTATTAAACTTCCTCACATCAATGACTCTGACTTTGATTTTAAGATTGAGGGTAAGGGTATTAGGTTTGGATTAACTGGTATTAAGTTTATATCAACAAATATTGCAGAAAAGTATATTGCTGCTAGACCATTTAAGTCATACAAAGAACTTGAAGAGTTTACTTTTACAAAAGGCAATGGCGTGAACAGTCGTGCACTTAATGCATTGCGTGTAATTGGAGCAGCAACATTTCCAGATCAACCAAGAAACGATAATGAGATTAAAGAAAATCTATATGAATACTTAAATCTTCCAGAGTTTAATATAACTATACCTTCACATTATTATGCGTTTATTCAGGACGTAGACTCATTTGATGAAAAAGGATCTTTTATTCTTATGGGAATGGTAAAAGCAATTAAAAGAGGAACAGGGTGGTCACGAATTGAAATTTTGGACAAAACTGGCAGTGTCGGTATATTTGATGATGAAAATACGACTATTGAGACTGGTCGTACTTATCTTATTCTTGCAAATGATAATAGGATTGTCTCTGCAATACCTGTTGATGAAATAAAAGAATCTTCTAATGCTCTTGTAAAGTTTTTAAGTTATAAGCAATTACCTTATTCAGAAGAAGAGTTCTTTGTTGTTTCTTTTAAACCAAGAATGACAAAGGCTGGAAAGAAAATGGCTTCTTTAACGCTGGCAGATACAAGTAGAGAACTTCATTCTGTTACTGTATTTCCTACTGCATTTCCTAGAGCATACATGCATATTGAAGAAGGAAAGGCTTATAAGTTTAGTTTTGGTAAAACAAAAGATGGAACAGTTACATTGGAGGATATACATGTTTGATCAATTAGCAGATGAATTACATAGAGATGCAATCAGTAAAGGGTTCTGGCCACCTGAAGAAGATGTAGATGACATCTTTATTGCCAAGCAATGCATGATGATTGTTTCAGAAGTAACAGAGGTTATGGAGGCAATTCGCAAAGACAAGGGTGAAGAAGAAATTACAAAAGAGTTTGCAGATATTCTTATCCGCACCCTTGATCTTTATGCTGGAGTGGTAAACGCAGGGTACACAAGACTATCACTAGATAGTGCACTGATAGAGAAGGTAGAGTTCAACAAAACTCGTCCAGAAAAACATGGGGTAAGATTCTAATGACAGTTACAATGGAAGAAGTTTTAGCACAGTTAGATCCTAAATTAAGAAAAAGACTAGGTAGTGGTGTTGGTGTAAACTTTGAATACCAACCTACACCCAGTTTTGGCTTAAATCGTGCACTAGGAGGAGGGCTTCCATATGGTAGACAAGTCCTTATCTGGGGGTCAAAGTCGTCTGCAAAGTCCTCTATGTGCCTTCAAATGATTGCTATGGCACAAAAAGAGGGCAAGATCTGTGCATGGATTGACTCTGAAATGTCATATTCTGAAGATTGGGCAGTAAAACTTGGGGTAGATCCAACAAAACTTATCTACTCACAAGCAAGAACTATTAGTGATATGGTTGATGTTGGTGTTGGACTCATTAATGCTGGAGTTGACTTAATTGTAATAGACTCTATTACGTCAATGCTTCCTGCTATCTATTTTGAAAAAGATACAGATGACATGAAGGCTTTGGAAAATACTAAGCAAATTGGTGCAGAGTCTCGTGACTTTAGTAATGCTTGGAAGATGCTTAATTATGCCAATAACAAGGTCAAGCCTACTCTTCTTGTTCTAATTTCTCAGTCTCGTAACAATATTAATGCTATGTATACCAGTCAGCAGCCTTCTGGTGGACAGGCTACTAAGTTTTATTCATCTTGTGTTATTAAACTTTTTTCATCAGAGTCAGACAATCAAGCACTTAAGGGAAAGATTAAAGTAGGAGATAAACTAATTGAAGAAAAAATTGGTAGAAAGATTCGCTGGGAACTCCAGTTCTCTAAAACCTCTCCAGGGTTCCAGTCTGGTGAGTATGATTTTTATTTTAGAGGTGACGATATTGGTATTGATGCCATTGGTGATTTGGTTGATACAGCAGAGTCTGTAGGGTTAGTTAATCGTACAGGTGCCTGGTATCAACTTGATGATGGTACAAAGGTTCAGGGAAGAGATGGTTTTATTAACCGTGTAAGAGAAGATTTAGATTTGCAACAAAGCCTAAGAGATAAGTTAGCAAATGGCTGACAACAACTTTGTTATATTTCATGGAAAGTTTCCATGTAAAAAATGTCATGAAGAGGTTTTATCTTTAAGGCTTTGGCGTGAAACTGGTGATGCTACATGGATGTGTTCTGCAAAGCACATGTCTAAAGTTGCATTAATACCATCAAAAAAGAAAAAGAAAGATTTTATCAATGAGTGAAAGATCGGAATCAAAGCGTATTGGAGCAAAGCAACACAAGAACTCTGGAAGAAATAATACCAAGGGAGATGCTTCTTGGAATAATTTTGTAATAGATTTCAAAGAGTGCTCAAAGTCTTTTACTCTTAATCAAGATGTATGGGCCAAAGCCACAACGGATGCACTAAAGAAAAGTATGGATCCTGCTTTGGTTATTGTTCTTGGCGAGGGCACACAAAAGGTACGCCTTGCTATAATAGAATTAGATATGTTAGAACAGTTAGTAGAGGAGAATAAAAATGTTAAGTGAAGGTCCGCAAAAAACAACTCTAGAACAGGTAAATGGTTTGGTTGAAATTGCAGAGTATATGGATGATGAGGAACTTACCACTGCACTTACAATGGTTGCTAAAATAATTATTAAGCCAGATATTCCAATTCAGGTTGCAAGCCTTGAGATCGTTAGACTACAGGCTATTGCAGCAAAGATGTCATTAAAGGCTACTTGGATGGCCAATGTTGATAAAAGTGACAGGGCAAAGAAAAATATTTACTATACCGCAGCAGAATCAATCAACGATTTGGTATCAGCATTAAAATATATTATGCGCTAACCTGCTATACTTATATAAACAAGGGATGATAATGACTAAAAATTTACTACAACAAATAATGATAAAAGAACCAAAGAAGGTAGAGATTATAGACACTCAAGCACTGATTGAAAAAATTCAGTCAGGCTATACAGTTAAGCGTGTAGATAAATTTCAAACAAAGAAAACTTTTGCTCCATCAACTATTGCATATTCTCATGGTGAATGTCCTAGGTACTGGTATCTTGCATTTGAGGGTGCAGTATTTGAAGATAACGCAGACGCTTATGGTGCAGCAAATATGACTGCTGGTACCAAGTCACATGAACGTATTCAGCAAGCAATGATGGATTCTGGAATTGCAGAAATCTTTGAGTCAGAAGATGGCCCAACAACAGAGTTTAAGATTATTAATAGCGATCCACCCATTTTTGGTTATGGTGATGCCATGATTAATTGGGAAGGTGAGCAAATTGTTGGAGAGATCAAGACTATGCTTAACGAAGGTTTTGAGTATCGTAAAAAGGCATTAAAACCAAAGACTGGTCACTTAATTCAGTTACTTATTTATATGAAGATTCTTAAAAAATCAAAGGGTGTATTGATTTATGAAAATAAGAATAATCATGAGTTGCTAGTTCTTCCAGTAGAAGTAACAGACTATTATCGTCAATGGATTGATGAAACATTTCAATGGATGAGAGATGTTCGTAAATCATGGACAGATAAAGCACTACCCACAAAAAACTACAGATCAAACTCAAAAATCTGTAAGACATGTCCAATTCAAAAAGCATGTGAAGATGCTGGCACAGGGGTAGTAAAACTCAAATCCCTGGAGGGGCTTAGTGAAATTATGTAGTGTATGTGATACATCTTTTAAGCCTAAAGTAACTTATCAAATTTATTGTACTAAGGGTTGTAGAGATATTGCAACTAGAGAAAAGATTGTAGAAAGATACAATGTAACTAAAAGACAAAAGCGAAAAGGCAAGAAACGCTTGTGTTTAGGTGGTTGTAACCAAGAACTTTCTATATATAATGACTCTGGTTTCTGTTCAAATTGTAATGTTAGTGAAAAAGCAGTTAACAAGATGCTAAAAGAGTTGAAAGGCTTCATTGATTATGAGCAAGACTAGGTGGGGTGCAGAGGCAGAACCAAAAACTATTTGTTCTATTGATGCCAGCACAACAAGCCTTGCTTTTGCTTTGTTTGATACACAACAAAAAACTTTGGAAAGTATTGGTAAGATTCATTTTGAAGGAAATAATGTCTATGAAAAGGTTATGGACGCTGGGAAAAAAGTTAAAGGGTTTTTTGATATTTACGGTGGGTTTGAAGCAATAGTTATTGAGCATACAGTATTTATGAATAGTCCTAAGACTGCTGCAGATCTTGCATTGGTTCAAGGTGCTATTCTTGGATCAGCAGGACAGTCTGGAACAAAACAAATAGGTAGGGTTTCTCCAATAACTTGGCAAAACTTTATAGGAAATAAAAAGATTTCTAAAGAAGAGCAGTTAGTTATTCGTGCACAAAATCCTGGAAAGTCTGTATCTTGGTACAAAGCATATGAAAGAATGCTTCGTAAAGAAAGAACCATTAACTTTATTAATATTAATTATGACAGAACTATTACTGATAATGATGTTGCAGATGCTTGTGGAATTGGACATTGGGCATTAAAAAACTGGGATAAGGCAATAGGAGTTGACAAATAATATTATGCCTGCTAAACTATATACATCGGAAGTCTATATGCGTAAGCGCTATCTTATGGATAAAAAGACTCCAGAAGAGATTGCAAAGGAATGCGGAGCCAGTGTTGAGACTATCTACGTATACCTTGCTAAATTTGGATTAAGGAAATCTAAAAGATGAATAAGATAAAAAGAACTATCTTTGTATTGTCCTTGTTTGCAGCAGCAGGTATTACCTATAGTATTGTTGCATTAAAAAATATTCCAGAAGCGTTTGATTGGGATCTAGAGGAGGACATTGATGAGAATGACTAAACATTTTATAGATGTTGCAAAGGCACTTACACAAAGACTATTTTGTAAGCACACAGAGTCTTCAATATCTTCTTGCCCGTTTACTGGTAGAACATATACAACATGTTTAAATTGTTTTAAAAGATTAAACGAAGAAGTAACTAAATGAGCGATAATCTACACATTACTGTTGATCAGGTAAACCATCCTGTCCATTACACATCAGATCCTTCTGGCGTTGAGTGTATTCAAATTACAAGACATAGAAACTTTAACATTGGTAATGCATTTAAGTATTTGTGGAGAGCAGGACTTAAGGATGAAGCAAAAACTATTCAAGATTTAGAAAAGGCAATTTTCTATATTAAAGATGAAATAAATAGATTAGAGGGAAAGTATGTCAAGTGAGGCAGAACTTATTCAACATCTTGATGAAGTTAATCAAGTAGTTACAGAATATCTCAAGGGTAATGACCCAACAGTTATTTCTAAAGAACTAGATATACCAAGAACTCGTGTTGTATCTTTAATTAATGAGTGGAAGGTTATGGCATCTGCTAATGATGCAATCCGTGCTCGTGCTAAAGAGGCTCTAGTTGGAGCAGATACACACTATACAAAGTTAATTACAAAAGCATATGAGGTTATTGATGAGGCAACTTTATCAACAAACCTTACAGCAAAGACCGCTGGAATTAAATTAGTTTTAGATATTGAGTCAAGAAGAATTGACATGCTTCAAAAGGCTGGCCTTCTTGAAAATAAGGAACTTGCTGAAGAGATGATTGAGATTGAAAGGCGACAAGAAGTTCTTGTTGGAATACTAAGAGACATTGCTTCAGAGCATCCAGAGGTTCGTGACATTATTATGAAGA